TCAATTCTTCAATGATTCCCTCGGTGATCTTTCCTCTAAAGATGATGTCCTCTGTTTACACAGAAGTTGGATCTGCGAATGGGGAGAAATTGACAGAGTCACAACTAAAAAAGAAGCGGGTTCAATAAAATCATTTCTTTCAAGATCAACTGATCATTTTAGAGTCCCTTATGGTCGGGCAATTGAAGAGCATCCAAGACGAGGCATAATTGTTGGCTCAACAAACACAGATGGATTTTTGATTGATGAAACAGGCAACCGCCGGTTTTTGGTCATCCCCTGTGAAACTGACCTACAAAATCAAGTAGATTTTCATTCTTTAGAAATTGAACGTGATTCAATTTGGTCGGCTGCTTTTAAAGCTTATAAAAATAAAGAGCCGCATTACTTAACATCTGAACAAGAACAACAAGTGGCAGAAGATAATCTTTCTTACCTCATTGAATCACCTTGGACACAGCCAATAATTTCTTACCTACAAAATCCAAACAACAAATTTAAAGATATTACTATTGAACTTTTGCTTACTGAAGCAATCGAAAAACCAAAGTCATTTCAAAAAAAAGGTGACGTTATGCAAGTCTCATCCATTCTCAAAACGCTCGGATATGAAAGAAAACGAAAAAGGATAGAGGGAACACCCAAATGGGTGTGGGAACACATCGCTTGATTTTGTTCTCTCCTCTGTTCTTTTACTGGGAACGCTGAAACCCTTTATTCTCCAATGCTTGTGCTTACCTGTTCTCTGTTCCTATAAAACTATATAATATATATATATATTATATATATAGGGGTATATAGGCGTAAGGGGCTATATGGGGAACAGAGGGAACGGTGGGCACAGTAGGAACACCTTATTAATCTTATTTTTGTCTCATGTCTGTCTCAACTAAGAATGAACCCGTTGTGGATCGTCTTATTCTTCTCCTTAATCAATCTGAATATGTTGCAGATGCAATTCTCGATAATGCCTTAGAAGAAAAAAAACGTCTCGACTCTAAAGTTGTTGCTGCCCTAACCCAGAACTTGGTAAGAATTGCTGATATATTAAATGCAGCAGAGGAAGCTGATTTAAAACCTTTATCCAATGAATAAGCTATATTTTATTTATGGCTAAAAAAGCAACTGATAGGGAAATAGATTGCAGAGTTAATTCTGTCTATAACTTATTGATTAATGGCAACAGTAAAACTCAAGTGGTTCAATACTGTGCGGATAACTACGGCGTGAAATTACGCATGGCAGAAAATTATATTGCTAGGGCTCGTAAATTGCAGCAGCTAGATGCGGAATTGGAGCGCCCAATGTGGCTTTTGTCTGCTTTATCTCGTTTACAAAATTATGAGAATTTAGCGTCAAAGCGTGGACATTATCAATCTGCTTTGAAATCAGTTGAACTTCAAGCTCGACTCTTAAGATTTGAATTGAGTAATTAAGTTGAGCAATCTTCTTACAGGTATTTGTGAAAATGAGCCATTGATGGCTTTTGCTGAAAGAGATGTTTTTTATGCTCCACCAACAGCCGAGGAAGTAACTAAAACGGTTTATGAGTCTTTGCTACCTCATCAAGCCTCCTTTTGCTCTGATCTGGAACACCGCAAATTGGCTTTAGTTTGTGGATTTGGGGCAGGAAAAACTGTTGCTTTAATTGCTAAAAGTGTGATTCTTGCAGCAAAAAATATTGGTTATGTCTCAGCACTTTTTGAACCTACAAACATAATGTTGAGGGATGTGTTGCACAGGTCAATGCTTGAGATGTTGGAAGAGTGGAAGATCCCTTTTACTTATAGAGCAAGTCCTGCACCAGAACTTAAAATCTCTTTCAAAGAGGGCAGCCATACAATTTTATTTAGAACTATTTTGAATTATCAAAGATTGAGGGGGCAAAACTTATGTGCAATTGGATTTGATGAAGCTGACACCGTAGGAAGTTACGAGGCAGAACAGGCAATGAATATGGCACTTGCTCGTTTACGGTCTGGCAATGTTCAACAATTCTTTGTCACTACAACTCCAGAGGGTTTTGGCTTTGCTCATAAAACATTTAAGAAAGAAGCAAAAGAAGACACAAGATTAATCCAAGCAAAATCAACTGATAATCCATATTTGCCGCCTGATTTCATTGAAAATCTATATTTGAATTACGATAAAAATTTAATTGAAGCGTACCTAAACGGAAATTTTGTAAATTTAAACACTGGGTCTGTCTATACAAGATTCAACAGAGCCAAGCACGTTATTGATGAATTACCTTTTGTCATTCAGGGTGAACCATTGCTTTGTGGAGTTGATTTTAATGTAGGTAATATGAACGCAGTTATGGGGGTAAAAGAAGGTGACAAGCTTTATGTGTTTGATGAAATTTGTAAAGAGTTAGATACTGATTCTTTGGCAAAAGAAATTAAACGCCGCTATCCTACAAACAAGATTTATATTTATCCAGATGCTAGTGGGGCAGCACGAAATACAACTAATGCGTCAAGGACAGATATATCAATCCTCGAAGGTTATGGATTCACTTCAATGGCTCTTAAGAGTAACCCACCGATCAAAGACAGAGTTCAGACCTTACAAGCACTCTTGGAAAACTCAAAAGGACGGGTGCGAATGGCGGTTCATGCCCGTTGCAAATCATTGATTGAAAGTTTGGAATTACAAAGTTATGACGAGAAAACAGGTTTACCAGATAAGCAAAATAATTTTGATCATTTAAATGATTGTTTGGGGTATCTTGTGTATCGTGAGTTCAATATGATTTACAGTAAGGCAGGAGCAAGAACAGGCTTTAGAATCTACTAAAAGCTTGATATTATGAGGAAAAAAAGTGTACGGCACTCTTGACGGAATCTACAACCCCATTACAACCGTTGCAGCTACTACGGTTGCAAGTCCTAACGCTGCCTATCAGCGCATGGCAAACTTCTGGGGATTGATTACCGATTTAAGAGAAGGCACTTACAAGATCAGGAGTGAACATAGAAAATATCTACCACAACAACCTAGAGAACAAGATGATTCTTATGATGTTCGATTGAGTCGTTCAACGGTTGTTCCATTTGTGCAGCGAATTGAAAAAATGTTATCGGGGATGCTGGTAAGAAAACCAATAAGGCTTGATGATGTTTCTGATTTAGTACGGGAGCAATTATTTGATGTTGACTTAGAGGGGAATGATTTAAATGTTTGGTTATATCAAACAGCAAGGCAAGCAATAAGCTTTGGCCATGTTGGTGTTTTAGTTGATGCACCAAAAGAAGGTGAAAAGGCAAGACCGTACTGGGTAACTTATCAACCGTCAGATATTCTTGGATGGAGAACAGAGATTGTAGAAGGTGTTAGGAAATTATCTCAACTTAGATTGCTTGAAAGAGTTGTTGAACCAGATGGGAAGTATGGAGAAAAGACAGTTGAACAAATCAGAGTTTTAGAACCTCGTAGCTTTGAAATTCACAGAAAAAAAGATAAGGGTGATTTTTATATCCATGACTCTGGAACCATGAGCTTAGATGAAATTCCATTCTCTATTGCTTATGCAAATAGGGTTGGGCCTTATGAGTCTAGGAGTCCGTTGTATGACATAGCAGAATTAAATTTGAAGCATTATCAAATTCAATCGGATCTTGATAATATTCTTTCTGTTTCTGCTGTTCCTTTATTAGCTTTTTATGGTTTCCCTGCAAGTGCAGATGAGATTTCAGCAGGGCCAGGTGAGGCGTTAAGTTTACCGCAAGAATCAAGAGCAGAATATATAAGCCCTTCTGGGGATAGTTTTGATAGTCAGTTTAGAAGGTTGAACGATATTGAAAAGCAAATTAATACGCTTTCATTAGCGGCGGTAATGGGTTCTAAATTGGTGGGTGAAAGTGCAGAAGCAAAGCGGATTGATAGAAGCCAAAGTGATGCAACGCTTATGGTCTTAGCTCAACAGATGCAGGATTTAGTTGATAACTGTTTGAGGTTTCATTCCATGTATTTGAATGAGCCTAACGCTGGAAGTAGTTTTGTTAATCGTGATTTTGTTAGCGCAAGATTAGAGCCGCAAGAAATACAAAGCTTGTTGCAACTTTATACGGCTGGAACTATTTCACAGAAGACATTGCTTGATCAACTTTCCTCTGGTGAAGTCTTAGCAGATGACTTTGATGTTGAAGAAGAGTTGGAAAGTACGCAATCGGGTGGATTGATTGAGATGGATGCAGCTCCAACTGAAGCGGCTTAATGAATGTCAACTCCTGAGGCGTTTTATAGAGAGGTTATTGATTTAAACCGATATAGCAATTCGGTTGCTGGTCAATATGCAAGAGCTTATAATGACATTATTGCAAGAGCAGCAGAAAGACTTGTTGATATTGAATTTAGGCAGCAGGGAACAATCAACGCCGTTGCACCTGAAACAAGGAAAAGATTAAGGTCACTTATCAAGCAGTCAAAAGATAGTCTTGCAACATGGTCAGGTGAATCTGCTAGGGCGTTCAAGAAAGAGCTTCAAGATTTAGCAGTATTACAAACTGAATTTATCGAAGGTGAATTAAAAAAAGCTGTAGCATCTGGAAATGTTCCTATTAATAGTGTTGCAGTCAGCAAAGGCTTTGGTGATGCTGTTGTTAGTACAGATCCAACAAGGTTGAACTTGTTTGGAAGACCAGAGGAAGAATTTAAAAAGTTTAAAGCTGGAGAATTTGCACTGACCACAAGGCGGGGTGAATTACTGACGCTGCCTAATGGTGAAACTGTAGAGAAAGCATTTAGAGGGATAGCAGCAAGATCAAGTGAAAGATTAGGTGGAGCAATTAGGCAAGGTGTTTTATCAGGCGAAACAAATGTGCAGATTGCAAGGCGATTAATGGGGCGTTTGAATTTTAATGAATACGCAAAAAAAGGAACAAGAGCTTTTGCCTTGGCAGGAAACCAACCATTAAAACTTGCAAATAATCAAATCAAAACGATTGTTAGAACGTCAATCAATCAAGTTAGTAATGCAGCGAGCCAAAGTGTTTATGCTGCAAATAAAGATGTTGCTTCTAAATATGAATATGTGGCAACGCTTGATAGTAGAACAAGTTCAACATGCCAAAGATTAGACGGTCAAAAATTTGAGTATGACAAAGGGCCAACACCGCCACAGCATTTTAATTGCAGGTCTACAACTGTTCCTGTTATTGATTATAAAAACTTGGGACTAACACCACCTGAAGAAACAAAAATCACAACAAGACCAAGTGAAACTGGCCGAGTCCCTCAAAAAGAAAGTTATGGAGACTGGTTATATAAACAACGGGCAAAAGGAACTAATAACAAATTAAAGGCTTATGAACCAAGTGAATTGCAGATTAAAACTTTAGGATTTGAGAAAGCAAAATATTTTAATCGGTTAGCAGCAAAGAGTAATGGTAAGGATGCTTTAAGGCAGGTTATTAGAAGTGATGGAACAGAGTTAACGCTTGCAGATCTAAAAAAGAAATATGGCAAGCCGTCAAGTATTAGATCTGTTCAAGATGTTGTACCTGACGTTGCTACGTTTGAGAAGCTTCCTAAAGGTGAGCAAAGCACAATTAAATTCTTAGATAATCTAAAACTAAATTCTGAAGCAGAACAAAAATATTTCAAATCGGCAAAGGCTTTTAATTTCAAATTAATTCCTAAAGATCAATTTGAAACAATTACTCCAAAGCAATTGGCTCGCAGGATTGAAGATGACAAGATTGCAAAACTACAAAAGAAACTTGATAACAAAGCGAAGAAAGCTTTACAACCTAAAAAAGAAATTAAACGTGATAACAGGAAATGGAATGATCCTAGTTTCCTTGATAAAAACCTTGCAGGTGAATCAAGAACAAGTGCGGTTCGTAAAACTTCAGGCTTAGGTAAGAAAAAATCTGAAGATTTGATGTTTAAGCCAAAGCCAGAAGAAGTTGGCTTAACAAAAGCTAAATTTAAGCAAACAGAAGAAACTATAGGGCAATGGTCAGGCAGTGATTATATGCAATTACGAGGTGTCCAATTAGATCAAGCACAAGCAGTAGGGGCGCAATTAAACCCTGCCCAAATCAAGCACTTAAAAAGGTATAGGGAAATTAGGGCTAGGAATGAAGGGGTTCGTAACGCGTGGGCTAGATATGCAGATCAGATGGAGAATTATATTTCAAAGGCTCCTAAGTGGAAAGGAAAACCGCAAGGCTTGATGGCAGGGCAAAAAGAACCTGATGGAACAATTTTTAGAGGAATAGGTTTCCAAGACAAAAGAATTGTTGAGTCAATTGTTGAATCTTACAAAAGGGGTGATGCCAGTTTAACAATGGAAAGCTGGACTGCAAACAGAAGAATTGCGAGTGGTTTTTCTGCTGATAAACATTCAGTAATGATTAAGCAAGTCAATAAACATGGAACTTCAATTGAACCTTGGAACGGTTTACAAGAAAAAGAAATTCTTCAACCTAGAGGGGTTCGTTTC